CGTTAAAAGCTCTAAGTGAATTCTCTCTCAATTCTTCTATAGTGTCTCCATCTCTTCCTCCTGCTGCTGGTTTTGGATTATTAAAGAATACATTAGCAGGTACTGTTGATGTAGCCGTAGTAATAGTATTGGCAGGAACGTTAGCTACTACACCACCACCAGTTAGGTACCTAATTTTAAGAGTCGTATTGTTAGGTGCAATTCCGTATGATTTACTATACAGGAAGTTGGATGGATCAAAAGCTTTATCTATAGTTGTATTCCCGTTATCATTACTGAGGTTTAAGTTGGAAGGATCAGGAAGTATAACTGAATCGTCACTGCTGTTTGTACCGGCTCCGAATTGAAGTTGTAAATACCCGCTAGATAAGAATCTTGTTACAAATCTTCTAGGAACTTTCTTAAGAGTAAGGGTATGGGGTAATCCGTTGGAGGATGTAGATGTTGCTTCTTCATCTTCAAAAATTGTATCTTGTCCTAAAAATGGAACTTCATACCAAACGTTGTCATTACCTTCTTCGGTTACATCAAGAATTCTTACTATATTACTATCTTGTACAGTTAAAGTTTTAAATTTTTCTGAGGAACCAATGTTTTGAGAAATTTGTTTTATTTCTCCAGAAATAGCTTTCACTTTTTTAGTTACTCTAAACTGGATTGGGTCTCCATTATCTTCATCTATTTCGTCGATAATAACTTCAGTAGGGTCATAGGAGCTAGAAAATGAAAAATCTACTCTTTGTTCAATTATAAAAGGAGTTTGCGAGCTATCTGAGGATCTTAATGTAGTATTAGGTTGTAGTATAGCGGCTTGTGACCAGTCTGGTTCTAGTCCATCTGGGGGAAGTATTTGTGTTACTTCTATCTCTACTTCAGATATTCCTGTTGTCTTGGGTTTATACCCCATCATATAAGCTAATGCATATAGGTTTTTAGGGTCCTTAGCATAAGTTAGGTATGTTTCCTGTAACTGTGTGTCTTGATAAAATGATAAAACATCTCCTACATAAGATGCCATTTCGATAAACATCATACCGGGTGAGGTAGGAGAAAAATCGTTATAGCTATCAGGGAAGTAGTTTTTAGCGTGTTCTACTAATTGATTTCTAAAATCAGAAAAATCCTTATTGATATACTTTATATCTCTTTCTTCTGCCATTACTGTTCTATATTAATTAGAAGTTCATCTTCTATATTTGTATCTAGGATTGAATATTTCATATAAAACCTTACTGTGTTTGAATCTGGTGTTGCATTTAATTCAAATACTACTGGGCTAACTCTAGGAAAGTAATTAGATATATCTTCAGCTACAAGATCTTTTATATCATCTAGTGAATCTTGATTTATATTTTCAAAAAGAAGTTTTCTTATATCTGAGCCGAATGAAGGATTTAAGTATCTTTCTCCTTTATTAGTCAAAAAATAATTAATTAGGTTATTCCTAATAGCATCCTTAGTTAGGTAATTAGAATTAAATACAGCTTTACCGGAGAAAGGTAAATCTATTCCGATAGCTTTTCTAGGTTCTAAATCTAGTGGATATATTTTTTGAATTTGGAATGCCATTATAGTTTATTAGTACTTTTTTCGTTAGCTAGGTCTAAGACTTTTTTAGCTTTTTTAACAAAACTCAATTGAGAAATATCTAAACCGGGCATATTCTCCGGTGATGTCATTCCCATTTGGTTAGCCATAGAAGAAGCAAAGTTTGGTTTCTGTACCATTGACGAATCAAAGTTCATAACATTCTTATACTCCTCTCCAGACATATTGTTTTTAGTTTGACTTAACATCTCTTGGATTGGATCATCAAACTTTAAATTAGTTGTTTTTGGTTTTATATTAGGTAAACCCATCATTTCAGCCAAGTCCTGTCTTGAGGGTTTCTTTGGTGCTGACCATGATGTTTCACCTGCTACGGGTGCTGGTTGTAATCCTGTGGGTGTGCTAGCTGCTTTTACTGCTTCGTTCATTACTTCTTGTAACTCTTCCTTAACAGCGGCTCTCACTTCTTCTCTGATTATCTTTCTAAGTTGATCGAGTTTCATATATATAAATAGTTAGTTTATGGAAGTTGATTATCTATTCTAAATTTTAATTCATCTATTAGCACTTGTTCAGAGCTTGCAAAGGATAAAGGTCCTTTTATTACTATTATTCCTCTAAAATCTTTAGCTACTGCTTGTCTTTGTGGTACACTTATTCCTGTCTCAGTATTAGTTACTATAGAAATAGTATAAGTATTGCCATTTGTGTTAGAAGTATACTCTACTCCTTTTCCATTTCCTCCTGCAGTAGTAGAGTTGTTCTCATCCTGTAGCCCATCTAATATATCTTTTCTATCTTTATCTGATAGATCAGGGTTAGATAAACATCTACTAAGTAACCTCTCTATTCTACTTACTTTACTCCTAATAGGTGTGAATACTCCTGAGGCGGAAGATAGTATGCCAAGTATTGCTTTTTGGTCATTCTCTAAAGTGTTAATCATATTAGAGGTAAAAGTTAATACTTGAGCTTGTGTTTGTATAACTCCTGTAGGTACTGAGAATATTACACCTCCGGCGGGTCCTGGGGGTATACCAACAGTGGACGGTAGAGGCATATGTGCAAGAATTTCAACTATGACTTTCCCTGCTTTTATAGGTTTGTCTAATTTTTCAGGTAGTTTATTTAACTGTCCTACTTGTTTATCTACTTTATTCATTAGACTGTTAATATTATTAACTGTCTTAGACATTTGTTTCAGTACAGGAGGTGGAGGGCATTGGTTAAGGAGTTCTAATATTATCTCATTAACTTTAGGTTCGGCATACTCTATAGCCATTGCAAGAAGATCTCCTACTTTTAAAGCTGAGAATTGTGCTAATAAACTTTTAAAATCCTTTAGGTATCCGTGTGGCATTATTCAGTATATACTTTTTTAGATTTTAGGTCTGATTCCCCTCCCGGGTTAATTTGCCCTTTGAGATTCTTAATTGATGCTTCAAGTAACGTACCTCTCGTACTAAGTAATGGTATGAAATCCCCAAATACTGTTACATTGTCCCGCAGGTCTACAGCTAAACTCTGTAGATTATCTAGAAGAGTATTTAAAAACCCTTCCATTGACTCTCCTAAAATGACTGGTTCAAATTCCTCTCTTAAAGCTTTCTCTCCTAGGTATATTTTTTTAGCATCTAATGCTATATAATCTTCAGCATCTAAATTTATAGTTTTAGATGTAACTCCAAAAGCATCGTTACTTGAAAATAAGGTACTTTCTTCTTTTGAATTGAAATATAATCTTCCTCCATTCACAACTACTTGTGAACCTTTATACTCATCTGCTTTTGTAGGAGCTTTCTTCCAAGCTTTAGTCTTCTCTCTAGCTTGTTTTAAAGGAATTTTATGGTCAGACATTAAGTATATTGAAGATTCATCTTCATTAACATCTTCAATAATATGGTCAGTGCCGTTTCCTACCGATTTTTGTCCATTACTTAAAATTGTAAAAGGTCTTCCTTCATTAGTTTCGGCAGTATATGGATTCTTGAAATGATTTGCTCCAGACATTCTTATAGATTGCCCTTGTCTTCCTTCTACTAATACATCTCCAGGGAACGGTTGTAGGGGATTTATATCATTTTTTTCCTTAAAATCTTTACCGAGATTTATATCTCCTTCTACGTTTTCATCTGGTGCTGCATTATGATGTGGGTGATTCCATATGGAAACTATAGAAGTATAATAAGTAGTGCCTAATGTAGATTTTGAATTAATTGCTTCTTCATCAGGAGCTTTACTTATCAGTACTATTTCGTTTACAAGCGGAAGTGTTCTTATAGTAGCACTAGATGGATATGCTATAGGGAGTGTTGTAGTGTCATCAGTATTTATGTTCTTATCAATTGGTACATATTTTATTGCACCTATAGATTTAGATTTATCATACTTCTTATATTCACCGTGTGAATCATCTAATATAACATCAACTACTCGAACAGGGTAACTGAATCGTTTAGTTTCTTTATTGCTATTATTAGGAGCGAATTGATTTATAAAAGATGTACTATAGCTACTCATCTGTTTCTTCTTCTTTCTTAGCTGCTTCTAATTCTTCTTCTATCTGATTCTGTTCTTCTAATAAGTCTTGAAGGTCTGAAAAGTCAAAATCACTTGCTGACTCACCTTTAGCTTCTGCGCTTACTATCCTTTGAACGATTGTGGCCATCTTAATTAAAGCGTCGTCATTCTTTACACCTATCTCCATGTACTCTTTTATCATAGGAACGATTAAAGTCGCATCTCCAATGTTTTCTATTAGAGGTTTTAACTCTCTAATTAACCCTTGAACTTGTGATCTAGTATCTTTAGAGTTATCGTAGATTTCTCCGAAAAGATCTGATAGGGTCTTTCCATTAAATATTTCTTTATCTAAACTCATAGTTTATAGTTTTATTATAAATAGAGTTACAATGGTTTTCTAGAAAG